ATTCAACACCCAAAGCGTGGTAAGATGAAATTTGATTTATATGATTATCAAGATGATATGGTGAATCAATTTAAATCTCACAGATATAATATTATCTTAAAGTCAAGACAATTAGGTATATCAACACTTTCAGCTGGATATTCATTGTGGATGATGTTATTCAACGCTGATAAAAACATTTTAGTTATAGCAAAGGATAAAGATACTGCTAAAAACCTCGTAACAAAGGTTAGAGTGATGTATCACAACCTACCTCAATGGTTGAAAACAAAATTAGATGAAGATAATAAGTTATCTTTAAGGTTCTCAAATGGTTCACAGATAAAAGCTGTGGCTGCTACACAAGAAGCTGGTCGTTCAGAAGCATTATCACTTTTAGTTTTAGATGAAGCAGCATTTATTGAACATGCTGAGTCAATATGGACAGCAGCACAACAAACATTAGCAACTGGTGGAGATTGTATAACATTATCCACACCTAATGGTGTTGGTAATTGGTTTCATCGTCAATGGGTTGAAGCTGTTGATGGTGTTAATGGATTTAATACAATCAAATTACATTGGACGGTTCATCCTGAAAGAGATAATAATTGGAGAAAAGACCAAGATAGAGTTTTAGGACCATCACAAGCTGCTCAAGAGTGTGATGCTGACTTTCTTACTTCTGGACAATCTGTTGTAGATCCTCAAATACTACAATGGTATAAAGAAAATCAAGTAAAAGAGCCTGTGGAGAAAAGTGGATTTGATAGAAACCTTTGGATATGGGAATATCCCAATTATTCAAAAGATTATATTGTTGTGGCTGATGTTGCTCGTGGTGATGGTACAGATTTTTCAGCTACACAAGTATTTGATGTTGAATCTATGACACAAGTTGCTGAATATAAAGGGCAATTGGGAACAACCGATTATGGAAACTTTTTAATTGAATTGGCTACAAAATATAATGATGCTTTATTAGTAGTTGAGAATAACAATATCGGTTGGGCTACTTTACAAACAATTATTGATAGGGGTTATCCTAACTTATTTTATATGTCAAAGGATTTACAAGTAGTAGATGTGGAACATCAGATGTCAAATAAGTATAGAACTCAAGATAAAAATATGGTACCTGGCTTTTCAACAACATTAAAAACAAGACCATTAATTATTGCTAAAATGGAAGAGTACACAAGAGAAAAGATGGTAAATTTAAACTCTGCTAGATTAATTGAAGAGTTATTTGTATTTATTTATCATAATTCAAAACCTGAAGCTATGAAAGGATATAATGATGATGTTGTAATGTCATATTCAATAGCTCTTTGGGTTAGAGATACAGCTTTAAGAATTAAGAAAGAAAAGGATAATCACCAATGGGCTATGATGGATACTATGTTGAATATGAATGGTAACACATCAGATGAAAGTAGTGGTTTTATGAGTAACAATGCACCAAAAAAGAATCCATATGAAATGGATATTGGTGGTGAAAAAGAAGATTTAAATTGGTTATTAGGATAAAAAGAGGATTATAATGGCAGAACAAGAAAACATATTTACAAGATTAGGTAAATTATTTCAATCAAATATCATAATCAAAAAAACCGATAGTGGTCAGGTTAAGGTTAAAGATGTTGATATGATGCAAAAGGGATTGACATCTAACTTCGTTGATAGGTATAGTAGGTTAATGAGTAATTCAGGATATAACAATACATATGCCGCTAAACAAAACAGAAGTGCTTATGATATAGCTAGAAAAGAATTATTTAGAGATTATGAATTGATGGATGCAGATCCAATTATATCATCTGCTTTAGATATTTACTCAGATGAATCAACAATTGATAATGTCGAAAATAAAATATTAAAAATAAAAACAGATAATCCTAAAATACACTCTATATTAGATAATTTATTTTATGGTATAATCAACATAGAATTTAATCTTTGGTCTTGGATTCGTAATATGACAAAATATGGGGATTTCTATTTAGAGTTAGATATATTAGATAAATATGGTATTGTAAATGTTAAACCAATATCAACTTATGAAATCAATAGATTAGAAGGTCATGATTTATCAAATCCAAAATTGGTTCAATTTGAAATTCAAGATACTGCTCAAAGAGGTGTAAAGAAAAATTCACAAGTTAAAGAAAACTACGAAATAGCTCACTTCAGATTGTTGTCAGATTCTAATTATTTACCTTATGGTAAATCAATGTTGGAAGGTGCAAGAAAAGTTTGGAAACAATTAACTCTTATGGAAGATGCTATGCTGATTCATAGAATGATGAGAGCACCAGAAAAAAGAATATTTAAAATAGATATTGGAAACATTCCACCAAATGAAGTAGAAAACTTCATGCAAAAGATAATAAACAAAATGAAGAAAACTCCTGTGATAGACCAAAATACAGGTGAGTACAATTTAAAATATAATATGGAATCAACAACAGAAGATTATTATTTACCTGTTCGTGGTGGTGATAGTGGAACATCAATAGATACTTTACAAGGTTTATCTAATGAGGGTGCTATAGATGATATTGAATATTTAAGAAACAAAATGATGGCTGCTTTAAAAGTACCAAAAGCGTTTTTAGGATATGATGAAAGTATTGGAAGTAAAGCTACATTAGCGGCAGAAGATGTTAGATTTGCTCGTACAATAGAAAGATTACAAAAGATAATAATTTCAGAATTAGAAAAAATTGCTATCGTTCATTTAAAAGTTCAAGGATTTGAAGATGCTGATTTGATTAATTTTGATTTAGAATTAACAAACCCATCAATGATACATCAACAAGAAAAATTAGAATTATTGAATCAACAAGTTGATATAGCTAATTCATTAATTGAAAATAAGATTATGTCAAGAGAATGGATTTATGATAATATTTTTGAATTTAATAGACAAGAAAAGAAAGATGTTTTTGAAGGTATAGTTGAAGATACAAAACAGAAATTTAGAATGGAACAAATTGAAACAGAGGGAACAGACCCAGCCAAAGGTGAAGCTGAACCATCTGATGAAATGGAAGAACAAGGTGAATGGGGTGGTGATAGAAGAAGTGGTACTGCTGAAAAAGAATATGGAAATGAGTACAAAGCTTCAGATTTAAAAGACGCTACAAAATATGAAAGGGAACGATATGGTAAAAGGGAGTTTAAGCATAAGAGTCCACTTCATCCAGGTAAAGGTGCTACAGTAGTTGCTTCAGAAAATTTATTAAATCAATTAAAAGATAAATTTGGAAAAAAAACTAATGGTAGTATTTTGAGTGAGGAAATTTTAATAGATGACAAGGATAAATAGTATAATAAATATCAATAAATTATGATTTTATTTATATTTATATATGAAAAACTATACATATCTTTTAATAGAAAACGGAGACTTTCTTATGCGTAAGAAACACAATAAAATCCGTAACACTGGTCTATTGTATGAATTTTTACTTAGACAGATTACGGTTGATGTATTGAACAAAGACGATAAGAGTAAAGCTATTTCTATAGTTAAAAGTAGGTTCAATGAAACTACTGAACTTGGAAAAGAATTAGCTTTATATAATATTGTAATAAATAAAAAGTTTAATAATGATGCGAAAGCAGATTATTTTATAAACGAGGTTATAAAAGAAAGACAAAAATTAAATAGCTCCGTATTGAAAAGGGAAAAATATAATCTTGTAAAAGAGATTCAATCCAATTATAATCTTCAGAAATTCACATCATCAAAAGTTCCCAATTATAAAATATATGCTTCAACATATAAATTATTTGAATTTATTAATTCATTATCACCTGATGAAAAAACAGAATCATTCTTTAATCTTGTAGAACATATCACTACAAATAAAAATGAAATAAAATTATCAGAAACAATTACAAACTTACCAGATGATAAAGATTTGAGAATCCTCACTTATAAAACTCTTTTAGAAAAGTTCAATCAAAAATATACAAAATTAAGTGGGGCTCAAAAAAATCTATTAAAGGAATATATTAATAATATTTCTAATACCAACTCATTAAAAGATACTTTAAAAGTAATTGTTAGTGAGTTGAAAAAAGATTTAAAAACACATTCTAAAAACTTAAAAGATAAAGTTGTTAAAATTAAGTTAAAAGAGGCTATCAATTCAATTGATAAATTTTGTGGTGTTGATAGTAAAAAAAGTATAGTAAAAGATTCACATGTGATTCAAACAATGAGATATTTAGAACTTGTATTC